GAGATATAACAAAAGCATATGATTTAATATCTTTAATATTATTTTTTAATTGTATTACAACAACATCTTTAACCAAAGAGTGTTTTTTTATTATATTTTCTATTTTTTTATTCATCATAATGAACCTCAAAATCTGTTGTTATATATTTGTATGAATAATCATTAGGTTTCCAAATAGATGGCACTATTTTTTTATTTTTAACATAATCTTCTGAAAGTGTACCAAGTTTTTTAAAAATGTATTTTCTTATTGGTAATTTAGTAGATGTTAAAAAATTTTTAATGTCTTTAAGTTCATGTTGTTGTTCATTATTGTTTATGGCCCATTGTTCAAAATAATTTGTGTAAAAAAATCCTAAAATTATATTAAGATATTTTTTTACATTTTTAGGTTTTAAATATCTAATTGTTAAATTAAATCTAGGATGTTCCCATAAAGTAGCAAAATTTCTGTACCATAAAAAATCTTCATAACTTACAACAGGTCTTACTGATTTAATTAAAGAAGGATAATAAAATTCTTGATCTTCTACGGAAATTATGTCTTTATATGATTTTTTTAAATCTTCAACGTCTTTAACAAGTTTAGAAATACTCATACTGCCTGTAGAAAATAATTGATTGCCTGGATTTCCTGTTATAAACAATTCATTTTCATTAAAATGTTTATTAATTGCTGATATATCAAAAATGGTTCTATAAGACTTTAAAAAAGTCTCATAAAAATAACCAGATTCTAAAATAGCATTGTAACTAGTTATTATACGTATTTGATCTTTATTATTACAATTCACAATTAAGGATACTAAAGCTGCTGTACTATCCAATCCTCCAGACCAAAATACATTTATTATTTTACCTGTATTTAATAATTCAATAGCTCTTTTATCACACAAATGATCAAAATGTTCATTAAAAAAAGTATTAGATTCTAATGGTTTGGAATAAGGTGTTATAGGAAGATAATGTGGTATTTGTTGATATCTATCCACAAAACAAATACGTGTATCATAATCAAATTTTTTATATTTTTTTTCTAAATTTGATTTTAAAGTATTTTGAAAAGTATTATAATGTAATATTTGCTTCATTTAAATCTATACTCCATATATCTTTGTTATCGATAATCTCATATTTAATAATGGGGCATTTTCTTTTTATAAAATAATCTTTATTTTCTATTACAAATTTTTTGTTTTCATGTTTTATTATTTTTTCTGGTATTCTCCAAAACATATCTCCAGATCTTTCAAAAGTTCTATCATTTAAAGAATTATAATAAAATATATCATTTATAATATAATAATTAAAAAAAGGAGTATATTTTGGAATCATATGTAACTCCCATATATTACCATCTATAAATGCTTTGTTCATTTTAACTTATCTTTTAATTGTGTATAATCTATATATGTTACATTACTTACTGATTTCCAGGCATCTAACGGTTTATTAGTTGTTTTACCACCAGTATTACTTTCATTTACTTTATAGAAATTAATAGTAGGATTTTGTTCAAATAATATCTTCCATTGTAATATCCAATTTTCAGCAGGCGTATGTGTGTGTTCTGGTATTACATAGTTTAATGTTCCTTTGTACATATTGTTAACTAATCCAGTATCACTTTTTAAATCATGTCCTAATAGATAAACGTTTTGTGGTGTATTTTGTTTCACTGCAATATAACCAGACATTGGCCCAGCGGCCCAGCCTATATCTATATTATTTGGCATGATATCGTTTATATTATGTACCTTATCATCATCTCTGACCCAATTAATGGTTAATTCGTTTCTATTGATATTTTTTTTGGTCTTTGTATTTAAACCTCTATCTAGTATGTGTACTTCACCTGACAAATTAGAACCGTGCATAACAAATTCCATTTCATCTGTTCTTTCATTTTTATTAATACAATTCCATTTCTCCATGTTATCTAAATCTACTTTAAGTAACATACCATCTTTTAAATGTTTATACATGTGAGCAGGTATTCTTGTCCAATCTCTAAACCAACATTCATTTGTGTAACCATAACCACCTCTGTATATCTCGTGCATGATACCATGATCTACTGCAACCAATACATCTGGTGTAAAATCTCTATAGATTGCATTACAACCATATATTTTACCATGAGGTTTTAATGTATTAAGATCAAACCCCTTTCTACTCTCACCATTACCTATTAGAAATACATTAGACATGTTTTAACCAATTGTATAATGCTATACTTGCAATTATGATAAAAACTATTTGTTGTGTTAATCTTGCATAATCTTTTTCTTTTAAAGCAACCTGTCCCCATAAAAATACAGATATTATTAAAAATAACCAAGCAATCCATTGCACGGTAATAATTGCTGTTGCTTGAATTACTGAAGCTATAATATTAACTGATGCTGCTGTCCATTTCAATTTATTCATTTCATCTTCCGTTGGAGTAATTTTTTATTGTTAATATAAGACTGCCTAATCCATTCTGTCTCTGTGGAGTGAGTATTGTTGTCATACCTAATGGTGAAAAATCTTCTATTTTAATTCTTTGTATATTCTTATACTTTTGTCCATTTAATATATCTAATACGATATAAGCAGTACCTCGAGTTATAAAAGCATCTGCTCCTGCTTGTAATGTTAATATTTCCTTTTCAAAGATTGGTACCAACCATAGATTGCTGGCACAACCGTGTATTTTAAAACTGTCCAACTGATATTTCTCATCTAATGGTTCTAATCTTCGGCCAAGATCCATAAGGTATTCTAATCGATCCATGCCCGATAACTGAGTAAGTGTTTTACTCCATTGTTTAATTTTATCTTTTATTATCATTTTACAAATACATCTTTCAATATCAATTTAATAGAAGTGGGATTGTATTTAACAAACTGTGTGTATTTCTTTATTCTTTTGGAGTGAACTGGCCAAACAACCTTTTCAACTATTTCTTTATCCCAACGTTTACTATATGATAAAACTTGATTAAAAACTACTGCACTTTCGTAGGATATATTTTTTGATAGAACCAATTGAAAAAATCTAGGGTGCTGCCCACCAAAAGAAATAAACCCGTCATTAAAAGAAAGATGTTTAACATTAAAATCATTAGCGATATATACACAGTCGCTTCTAAAATGATAATCAAAAGCTTCTTTACGTTTTCTCCAATCAAGGTAAATATCCGTGCCATCATTTCTAGTTAAATCTCCTACCCATTTATTACTATCAGTAAGAAAATTAGAAACAAAAAAGTCCAATATATCATCTTTATTGTATTTGGTTCCAAGCTTGTGAAAAAAATATCTAGCATTGTTTTTAGTAAATGTTTCTAGTTTACAGTTAACTTTCCCTTCATATTTATGATAGTCATAACTATCTGAAGTGAAGTGTAGTTTAACTGCCAAATATATTTTATATACATCAAATCCATTTACCATATATCATACCGGCAACTGGCCAGTTTTTGGAAGATAATTTAAATTTTGGGCTTCTATAGCAATCTTATCTTTTAGAGTCTTTGTTAATAGGGGAGCAACTGTTGAAGGATCTATGTCATTTTGTTCGCAATATAGAAGTACAGCGTCCATATAGGAGATACCTTTTCTCTCTTTTACTATCTGTTCTATTTTTAAAGAAAATTCTTTTGAGTTCATTATATAACTATATCACAGTTTAGGTGAGTTGTCAATGGCCACCGAAGTGGCCACTGTCGGTATTATAGAAAGCTACTTAATGTAGTAAGTGTTGCTAAAACAAAAATTATAATTAATGATATGCCTATTAATATTTCATATACAGGCTGATATTCTCTATAATTATTTTTTATTTCTTTTTTAGCTTTACTTAACCATTTGCTTTCGCATATGTTATACGGTATCATTTACTTTCCTTTTAAATTTGGAAAGAAAGCCTTTACTGTATTTTGATATGCTTCAGCATAAGGTTTTGCTAACTCTTGTGCTTTTTCTACGTTATCTTGTACGCTCTTTGTGTAGTCATTATTTGTTACAAATTCATTAAATTGTTTTGCAATATTAATTATATCTGTAGCCGCTAATGTAGGAGCTTTAAACTCTTGTACTACTTGGTCGCCGTCTTTTTTGATTTTGTATTCGTACTCTTGTACTTGTACTTGATAATTAAACTCAACTAATGATTTAGCTAAGCCTAATAGGTCTGAACGGATCTCGTATCCGTTTTTTGATGTTGTTGCCATTGTTTTCTCCTTTGTGTGTGTGTTAATAGCATTTCTATTTATAAGACTAGACACCTTATTGTATCTAGTCTATATAAATTCTTTAATTACTTCTTTTTTTCTACACCATCAGCATTTTGATCTACATTTTTTTTATACCAATCTACTGATTTATCTTTTGCTGACTTTATATCTGATTGTACACCAGATACAGTGTTACATGCAGTTAAGGATAATATAACAAAAATACTTAATACTTTTATCATATTATTTCTTTACTGGAGCAACCGGTTGTGTAACAGCAGGTTTTGCAGGTGTTACATCTACCTTTTTAGAAGGTTTTACCAATGTGTAAAATCCTACAACTAAAACAAATACTACCACTGTAGCAATTGCTAGATTTCTATATGTAAACATAATTTACTCCTTTTTTTAATTAATGTATATTATATTATATACTAATTTGATTGATTTGTCAAGTGGTTATATTACTTTTTAGTTCGGGGAGGCACTCAACGAGGTTCTTATGTAAACTGGTCTACATCCTCCCTATATTAACTCAACGAAAGCAGAGGCTTTCAGAAAGAATCATTATGAGAAATAATGATACTTACAGTATATACTAATTTGATTGATTTGTCAACCAGTTAAATTACTTTGGGACTTCTAGTGATATGGCCTACAACGGTACCTTTATGTTCACCCTCTTTTATGGTGTAACCTGACGTACCATTACCATTAATTTCGACTTCTTTTCTACTTCTCAATAGAATGTCGTTCTTTTCTTTTACCTGTTTATCCGTGTAGTTTTTGAATATTAAGTCTTTTAATCGTTCTATCATAATATTATTTATATGAGTTTTCAACATATGAGGTATGTTGTTTTTGCATACCTTAATAAAGGCCTGATTCTGTTGCCACGTTCAGGCCGGACGCCGTTACCTATTACTAGGCAGCAAGAGCATAACTTTCGTTAGCATCTATGATTTGACATTACGTTGTCAGCGATTTAACTCCAAATAGTTTTGGCTAGAAGTCGATCTCTAGTTCCACCCCCTATATTTCATTATATAGATGGTGGAGTGGCTGGGTACCGCCCCCAGGTCCTGTCTAGTTATTATCTATTCTTCATCATTAAATATTTTTTTATATCTCCACCTGATTTTAAATCAAATGTTCTAAATCCAATACAAGCCATACTAAGGTCGTGAGGGTCGCCTAATATGACCACAGTTTCTTTTGTATTTTTATTGATATAATATTCTATATAAAATACTGGTTCACCTTTAGGATTTTGTTCTGACCTACCTAAACTTATATTTTGTAATTCAAATTTATAGTCTTTTAAATATTGTTCAACTGTTAATCTATGCCCACAAGCAACAGGTATATCTTCTAAGGTTAAAGAATACTTATTTAAAGGGTTATCAGCGTAACTGATATTGCAATATAATATAAATGTTATTATTAATTTTTTTAACATTGGCCTACTTCTGACAATAGGTCAATTAGTTTATGTATTACTATTTGTCTTTTATTTGTTTATCGTTAAAGTATTTATAAAAATTATCTATTGATTCCATCAACTTCTGTTGATAATCGGCCGTCTTTTTAATAAACGTTTGAGCAACGCCATCTTCACAGGCCAATATGATTACGATCTGTTCGATCTTTTCACCAAAAGTTTCTTCATACATCATAGAGTAAGCTGTAGTTTGTAAGAAGTAATTTTCAATCCAACCTTCTTCTCTACTCTTATTGGCAGATTTAAAGTCTATTACTGATAACTTACCGTTGTATTCTGCAACACAATCTACTTGTCCTGCAATAGTAAGTTTTTTACTATACATGATTGATTCTAATAATCTAATATTATCTATTTGATCTACATAAGGTCTGATTAACTTAAAAAGTCCTAATGGTAATACGTCTCTAATAGATGGAGTTTCATTCTGTAAATACTGTTCTACCAAAGTGTGCATTGCTTTACCACGTCTAGCCGCTCTACCCATTTCCCAATTGGCAACAGATTCACCAACTTTATTACGCCAATCTTGTAATGAATCTTTCTTTAATAATGATAATACAGAAGTAACTGACGGATAAGATTTACCATCTATTTCATAGAATCTAATACCATCTATATTCTTACCTGCTGTTTTTGGTAATACACTTTTGTTCAAATCAATAAATTTAAATTCTCTAGCCATTAGTCCTTTATGTTACATGTTGCAAAAGAAGCACTAGTAGTTCTCAAATAAGGTTTAATTGTTTTAAAACCTGGGAATTTGTCATTTGCTTCTTCATTTGTTACTGCTGCCGTTAATATAACATCTTCACCTTGCACCCAATTAGCTGGTGTTGCAACTTTATGTTTAAATGTTAATTGTAACGAATCAACAACTCTTAAAATTTCATTAAAATTTCTACCTGCACTTGCTGGGTATTCTAACTTCAATTTAATCTTTTTATCTGGCCCTATAATGAATACTGATCTAACAGTCATTGTATCACTAGCATTCTCATGTATCATATCATAAAGTTTTGATACTTTTTTATCTTCGTCTGCAATTAATGGATATTCGGGTTTTTGACCTTGTGTTTCTTGTATGTCATTTAACCATTGTTCGTGATTACCAATTGCATCAACGGACAACCCAATAACTTTAACATCTCTTTTTATAAATTCTGGTAAAAGTTTTTGTAATGTACCGAGTTCGGTCGTACAAACTGGTGTAAAGTTTTTAGGATGTGAAAATAATATTGCCCAACTATTATTTGTATAACTATAAAAATCTATCAAGCCTTGTGATGTATGGGCTACAAAGTTTGGCGCTGTATCATTTATTTTAACCATATCCTAATAATATAACATAGTATAGACTATCTGTCAAGCCTCAAATTTGACCATATTTCATCAATAGAATTAACAAGAAATTCTATATCATAATCACTATGTAAAGGTGTAGGTGTAAATCTGAGTCTTTCTGTACCTTTTGGTACAGTAGGATAGTTAATGGGTTGTGAGTATATGTTATAATCATTTAATAAAATATCAGATATTTGTTTACATCTAATAGGATCTTTTATTAATAAAGGAACTATATGACTATTATTTTTAATAATTGGCAAATTCTTATTAATCATTAATTTTTTTAGTTTATTAACTTTTTCAAATAGTGATGTTCTTAATTGATTATTATTTTTTACATATTTTATACTAGAAGTTGCTGCTGATGCTAAACTAGGTGGTATGGAAGTAGTAAAAATAAAACCTGGTGCGTATGATCGTACAACATCTATAATATTATAATTAGAAGTAATATATCCTCCCATTAAACCAAAAGCTTTAGCAAAAGTACCCTCTATAATATCAATCTTATTATCAAGACCTAGTTGTTGCGCTAAACCTCCACCTTTAGCACCATATAATCCAACTCCATGAACCTCATCCAAATACGTTAATGCGTTATATTTTTTTGAAACTTCTATTATTTTTTCTATAGGTGCAAAGTCGCCATCCATTGAATAAACAGATTCAAATGCTACAATTTTTGGATGATCATAATTACATGTTTTTAATAATTCTTCTAAATGATTAACATCATTATGTTTCCATATTAATTTATTTTTTGTTCCTTTTTTAATACCCTCAATCATAGAAGCATGATTATTTTCATCAGATAAAACTACACAATTTGGTAAAACTTTTAATAAAGTACTTAAAGAATATTCATTAGCAATATAACCTGATGTGAAAATTAAAGAGGATTCTTTGTTATGAAATTGAGATATTTCTTTTTCTAGTTCAACATGATAATTAGAAGTGCCTGATATATTTCTTGTTCCACCAGAGCCGACACCTACCAAATTAACAGTTTTAATAAATTCTTCTACAACCTTAGAATTTTGTCCCATTCCTAGGTAGTCATTACTACACCAAACAACTACATTCGATTTAACACCATTTTTATCGTAAATAGCATTAGGAAATTGATTATTTTTTCTTGTAATATTATTAAATACTCTATAACGTCCTTCTTGTTTTAGATTTTTTAATAAATTATCAAAAATATCATCATATAGCATAATAGTTTATTTTATAATTTTTATTCTATCACTCAATCTTTGCGCTCTTTTACCAACTTGTTTGGCCCATGCACTGTTTAACATTTCTTTTGATGCTTCTTCCCATTTACTTTCGTTTATATATGCAATAAACTTCTTAAAATTAGATAGTCTTGGTCTGCCCATATTAAAAGTCATATTAACTATAACTTGTTGTGCTTCTTCTGGTAGACTATCAAAGTTTGGAAATAGTATCTTTGCTTCTTTGATCATCTTCTGTACATCTTTTTCAAATACTTTGTTTACTCTATCTTCACTAACTTTTGTTCCAACGGATTGACCAAATTCTACATCTTCTTTAACTACTAAATGGCCAATACCAAAAGTATCGTAACCTAAATGGTCTTTATAAATTTCATACTTAACGCCTTCATCAATCTTTAATTGTTCTCTTAATTGTGCTATGTTCATTTATTATACTCTTGTTAATTTTAATATTTTTTCTATTTGTGCTTTAATAATTGGACCTCTATTAGGCCAATGTATATATGGTTCATTACTCTTACTTAAATTGTATAAGAAAGGTAATATAATCTTTTCTATATCTTTAAATCTTTGAATTGTAGCATCATCTGTAACTTCTTTAGATAATGAGTTTTTTTCATTAACTATTTCCATTATTTCATTCATCATTGATTTAATAGTAGATACATCAGATTTAATATGTGAAATTTCTATATTATTATTTTCTATTAAACTAGGATCAATAGTTGGTTGCTGTGTTTCTGGTTTAGAAGATATTGGTGTTATTCCGAAATCTTCGTTTAAATCAAAGCCACGCATGTAATCTGGTATATTATCGTTTGCCATTTTTTTTTAAATCCTTTTGTCTTTTTTTATGTTTTTCTAATACTTGTTGTGTTCTTATTTCTTTGATGCCTTTTTTCTTATATCTTTGTCCTAATGGTGAAGAAGGATGAGCTTCAGCAATACGTTGTAAATTGTCTTGCCAACCGCTATCTGTTTTATGTGTTAAACCAGATACACCACCTACTATATTTAGTGCTGTAAATATTTGTCTTATATTCTTATTCTTTGCTAGGTATGGATCTAATTCCGCCATTGTTAAATGTTCTGTGTATTCTTTACCTGTCTTAATGTTTTCAAAACTATATATTGGCATAATATTATTTATAATGTATTAAAATTTTCTTTCTATTGAAGCGCCAAAACCTAAACCATTTTTATTATCTTGACCTGCAATGTTTGTTCTATATTCTGCATTAACTTTAAACTGCCAGTCCGTATCTTGTTCTTTATCCATTACATAATACATACCTATGTTTTTTTCTGGTGTTTGTGCTTTTAAACTTGTTTTAACATCTTGATATAAAATATCACCAGAATACGTTGTAGCGTAAGGTATAGATAATGTTGTAGTACCTTTAGTAATATAACTTGGTAAACTATATGTAAAACCTACTTTATTAATACTATCTATGCTTCTTTCATAACCTAGTTTATAACTTTGAGATTGTATTGTACTTATATTCTTAATTAAACTGTCATTATAGGTATTTACTTTAGTAAATCCTCTACCTATATCAAAACTAAATTTATTATCTGTTTCAATATAATCTAAACCTAATTGTGTAAAATTTGTTCTATTGTATTTACCAACTGATAATGCTCCTGTGCTTTCATTGGCTAACCAAGTTTGTTCTTCTGTGAGTGTACCTAAAGTTGTTCTTATATTAAATGAATCGCTTAATTTTAAACCTTGTTGTAAGTAAGTACTATAATCTTTATTATTTGTTGTACTATTTAAATTTGAATTAAAACCAATTTTTGTATCTGGTAATATATTAGTCTCTGCTTTTTGTTCAAAAGTACCAAAGGCCTGATTGAAAGGTAAATACGTAGTATTATCTTGTTGTACTGATACATCTGATATTTTTCTTTTATCTTTAATAACCACACCATTCTGTAAATTAATATAATAGTCTCTGGAAAATTCATCCACTACCATTACACTACTTAATACTTGTGTTGTAGCAATAGAACTTACTGCTGAACCAGAACCACCTGTGTTTGATATGGTTGTTGTCTTTGCTGTAGATGTTGTCTTACCACTTGTAGGTATACCAACTGCACCATAAGGTTGAGTTGCTTTATCTAAATCTAACATACCTTGACCTTGTTTATTAACATCATAATTTGGAATATTCTTATTGGCAGTTTTTAAAACTAACTGTACTAAATTTTCACCTTTCATATATGGCCACATCTGACTTATAACTGATACGCCTCCTGTTACTAAAGGAGCAGACATTGAAGTACCACTCATAATAGTCGAACCATCAGTTAAATTTAAACCTGTAACCGTACCTGGAGCTACTAGATAAAAATCTGACACTTTATATTTGTCATTACAAGTATTTGTTGTACTATTAAACTGTTGACATATATGACCTGATTTATTACTCCAAGAATACATATAACCTCTGTCGTCCACTGAACCGACAATTAACATTTTACCACCTAATATTAAATTACCAGAACTATCAACGGCAGTAGCAAAATAACCAGGATTTGCCGATACAGCTAAACCTTGGTTACCTGCTGAGTTAACAACAACCATTCCTTTATCTGTAACAGACTTCCATAAATTAGGATCTTGTTCATTATAAAATATGTTTTTACTATAGTCATATCTTGTATCTGTACTTCTATAAATTCCATTTCCAACACTTACTAATTTTTTGGTAAATGTAGTATCATAATTTGAATTGGCGCTAACATTACCTATTGTAGCCCCTTGATCAGCAGCCCACGATAAACCAGCAGCAGCATTTGTTAAATTAATTGATGAACCTGTTCCTACTTTAACTACAATAGCTTTAGAATCAAAAGCAACACCATGTATACCTGTATTATTTTTAAGACCTACTATTTCACCTAATACAAAAGTACCATGTCCATTTGTATCATTAATACCTGCACCTGTATAATCTTTAGTGGCAATAACTTGTCCTTGTAAATCTTTACTTAATAATGAATAACCTGTATCAGCAACAGCAACAGTTACTCCTTTACCTGTCCAACCTCGTGAATAAGCTTTGTCTGCATTTATAGAAGCAAGACCACTAGCATTAAACTCATTTGTTTTGTAAAAATCAGGATTAGAATTGTAACCTACCGTTTTTGTACCTAAATTGGCATCAGTATCAGTATAAGCAATATTGGTAGGTGCTTTAACTATACTTACATTTACAATCACACCTTTGTCTGTTTTGGTTGTTGCAAAAGGTTCAGTAGTAATAGAAGCAATAACTACATTAGAGTAAGTTGTTCCGTCTGCTCTTTTATATGTAACTAAATTTGATATCTTTGTATATTTTGGTGTTGTTGTTGTTATTGTGGTAAATCTTGTAGTAGTATTAGTAGTATCACCATTGGAAGATTTAACAGAAGTTACTACATCTTTTGTAGTTGTAGCCTTAGTGATTAATGATGTATTTGTTTCTAAAGTAACAGACACCATTCGGGGGCCTGTTGTTATAATAGTATCAGCTAATACCGATAAGGTAGAAGATATTAAAAAGAGTATTATTGCAAAAATTTTCATCATATACCTACCAATATATCAATATATTGCATGTAAGTCAACTGTTAAATATTGATTAAATAAAGAAAGAATGTTGTAAAATCAATGACTTATTCGTATTTAAAATCTGGAGTATTACAATATGTCTTTAAATACCATCTTTTAAACTGTGGATCTATTTCCAAGTGTTCATATACTTGTCTGGCACTTAATTGATCTGACCTAATACAATCGGCCAATAACTTATATTGTTCTTTTTTGTTCTTTTTTATTTTTTTTGTCATTGTGTTTCAATTTCAATATTAGATTTGGATTATTATCTCTTACTATTGTTAAGATGTGTCCTTTTTTCATATTTTTAACAGCAGTTGCTAAATAATCATCTATTTCTATTACTTTTACTTTTTGTTTCATTGTTTTTTATCTTCTAATTGTTTTTTTAAATCTTCTATTTCATCTAACAAGTATTCAAGTTCCTTAGATAATTGTTTAGATATATTTTTCCATTTTTCTATTTCTATTTCTTTTCTTATTTTTGGTTCTATCATTCTATTCCCCATTTTATATGTTGCCACAATCTATCATAACTATAATATGTAAAGGTTAAAACAAAATTAAAACCTATTGTTGTCCATATTGCATTTGTTAACTCTTGTCCTGTTAATATTAACATTACAAAAGTACACGCAAATATCCAAATTCTATATATCAATGCTTTTACGATACTTCTTTTTTTTGTTATTATCATTAATTTATTGTAGGTTTTTCATCTGGTGTTAGTTCGTCATAAGGTCTTATCTTATCTATAGAATCAGGTATTGAGTTCATCATTCTAACAAAGTCAGAATCATTTAAAGAAGATTTATATAGTCTTAATGCTTGTGCCAATAATGTAGCTGCAACTATTTGTGTTTGTTTCTTTTCAACCAATAGTAGTTTTACTACTTCATTAAATATACTAATATAAACTTCTTTTAATTCTTTATCGTCTTTAGATTCCATTTTCAATTCCTTTTTTATACCAATCTGGCATTACTGCTGGATATTTCCATGTAGCAAAATCTTTTTTTTTCATTATATAATATTTTCTATAACTGGCCACTGCATCGCCTGGTATTTTACACTCATCTGGCATTGCAGGTGTAGGATCTTTTGCGTCTCTTACAGGTAATCTTTTAGGTGCGTCTCTTAATATATCACCTAGTTTTTTTATTGTCATGTGATCTTCTGATTTATTATATCTTAATTTAAATTGTGAATGTAATGCCATCATGTGTCTATATAACCATACATAGTTATGTAAATTGTACATTACCCATTGTGTACTTGGATGTTTAATATGACTGGCTTTATATAAAATTTTATCTAGGTTTATATCTGGATGTTGCCATCTTTTTATATTACGACCATTTGCCGTTTTGTCTATAAATTCTTTACCATCTAATACTCTATGTGCTGTTGATAACATTTGTGCTGATTCTACAATCATTTTACATACATGTTTATCACAAGACATTTCTGCCGCTATGATAGGATCTTTATGTAAATAAAATATGTTCATTTGATTTTATAATGTATTCTTCCATGACCTTTGACTTTACCCCATCTTTTTTGCCAAGCCCAATTTTGAAGTTTTAAACCTATAGTTTCAATTATACTCAATATATAATCAATCATTAATGTATACCTTTTTTATATTTTTGACATAATTTTTTCCATACACCAAACCAAAATTTTTGTGCCCATTTAGATTCTGATTTTTCACAGGCTCTATATGCGTTATCTATAAGTTTTTGTTGTAGTTTATTTGTAAGATTTAATTTGGCCATAATATACTATCATAATAACACGTAATTCAAATTTTGTCAAGTACTATTTTTTACTATTCTCGTTCCAGTCGTATATTTGATCTAGTTTAACTTTAATCTCGTCTGCACTTAAACCATCTAATTCTTTAGCACCTATCTTTTGTACTAATGCTTTGTAATCTCTTTCACGTTCTTTTTTTGATTCTTTTTTATCTATTTTTTCAATAAAATCTTTTATTGCATGTGATCTTATTTTACTTTCTAAATCTTTTTCTTTTGTGGTTTCTTTTATAGGTTCTTTTATTATAATAGGTTTTTTAACAATACCATTAATAAGTTCTTTTTCTCTAATAGATACGTTAAATGCTATTAACATTAATACTGCCAATGGGTCAAATACTAATATTAAACATATAATAACCAGTCTAACCGCTCTATCTAGGTTACCATCCATACTATCACCATATATTAATTCTGCAACGTATTTAAATGGCCCTATATCTTTATCTATTGCTAATTGATCTTTATCTAGTTTAAGTTTTTGATTTGATAATTCTGTAATTTTTTTAGATGAGTTAGCTATAAGATTATTAGCTCTATTTCTTTCATTCTGTTGTTTCTGCCTTTCAGCAAGACCTTTATCTGCATCTTTATCGATTACTTTATCTAATGCTTTATCTAATTGATCTATAATTTTTTGAGCGCCGTCTATTGATTTCTTTTCACTATCTATTTGTCTCTCAACGTTTTTAACTAGTAATCTATTACCAGTATTTGGTGTAGCCTGATCTAAATGTGCTTTTGATAAGAAACCAAATATTCCCACTGATGTTATAAACATAAGCATTAATACTGCTGATGTCAAGTACATTCTTATTGAATTTGGTAATAGTTGTAAATTCCAATTTCTATACAACCATGATACGGTTACAAGTTTTGCTATCTCTAATGTAATACCCATTGTTACAACTGCCCAATAGGCACCTGCGAATAGTGCCGCTAATCCCATAATAGAATAGGCAGCACCTATAATAGATACAGCAATACCAGATAAAAATAATAGTATAGTTAACATATTAATTAGTGATTGAGTTTATCAATATCCTCTGGCGTTGGCAACTTTGGAGTTCTAATTTTTTTAACATCAATATCTCCTGCGCCAAGAGCTTTTAAAAATAATCTTGTTTCATTTTTTGCTCTCTGCATAAAAAAATCATGTGCCATTTTTGATACTGTTACTTCGTGTAAAAATTGTCTTATTTCATCTTTTGAAGATTTATCTAAACCCGATTTAAATCCTAAATGATAAGTTAGACCTACAACACCTGCTGTCATAACGAAAAATAATAGTTCGTTCATCTTTTAATAACTACCTTTCCGTCTTGTCTTAGTTTCTTTATTATATTTATAACTTGTTGATCGTAGTCTTTTGTGGTACTCCAACTGTCAAGTCCACTTGCCAATGCTATACCATCAGGTTTTCCCCATAATCTATTTTGTTTGTCTCGTATTTTTCTAAATTCAGAATATGCAGCTTTTGTATTAAGGATTGTAATATAATCTCGAACGGAAGCACACTTACTATGATAAGATTTAACTCTCCAAGATAGAGTTTCATTATACCCAGCTGGTAACATGCCTTTGTCTCTGTTCCAAATTCGTATTCCAAACAAATTATTTCCTTCTTTAGCAAATCTACTTGTGCCTGCATTACTTTCAATTATGGCTTGTGCAATAATAAGTTCATCAGGTATCTGTTCGTTTTTATGTAATTCTAAATTTAGGTAGGCGATACACTTTTGCATTGTTTTAATAAAAATCTCATCACTATAAGTTTCTATTTTTGGTTCTGCAAAACCTATTTCTTTAGCCCATTTAATAGTTTTATCTACGGCCTTTTCTTCTAAGTTATGTTGAGATATAAAGTTAGGATAAAACGTACCTATACCAAAACCAATTAATGTAATACCAATAATGGCCATTATCTGTCTTGTATGATATTTGATTTTACGTGGCCATTTATATCTGACGTACCAATACCAAGGTCTAGGTTTCATATAATTATATAATTAAAATACTCGTTTACTTACAATGTATGAAAAGTAGTGTTTTGGTTCATTCAATTCACTAATTTGAGCATTAACATCATTAATCTTCATTTTCTTTTGTAAGAAAATTAATCTATAATCGTTTAAATATTTTTTCATAGTATTAAATATTTCTTCTGATTCTTTACTAGAGAAATTATTTAAAACATCTTCTTGGAAATTACCTTCATAATAAACGATTTGCTCGCCTCGTCTCCTATTTTTGGTAAAATCTTCTATTGATTTAATAGAATTTAGAATAGATGATTTAAGATATTCATCTTTAAACTTTTTTGTTATCACTTGTGTCATTATATATCCTTCAGTTGTTTATATTTTTTATAACTTTAAACCAACGTATTTAAGTTTAGGTTGAAAACTATAAAATAGTTTGTTGTGGGCACCTGTATCATTTATCTGTGTAAACTGATAAAGATGTACCATTTCGTGGGCTAACGTTTCCAAGAAATCTTTTTTACTTTCGTATTTAATATCCATTTCTAATTTATGTACTCTAGTACCTTTTCTTTTGAAATCTAATTGAATTACTTGTCCCATACATCTTTGATATTTAAGTTCTTTAATTTCTATATCGTTAAAAGGTGATAATTTGTTATCGAAGATACCTTTATTTAACATTTTGAAATATTTTTTTATATCTTTATATGTGGTTATATATTTGGTTTTTGAAGATAACAATGGCATAAGTTTTTTTCTAATTGTCAAAACTTTCTGTTTTGTTATCTGTTCCATATACCACCACTATTTACAATCGTCCTGTATTTTTGTATCTTTTAGTAAACTGCATTTATATGATTTATCTGCTTCAAGTCTTAGTTCTGCGGCCGCTTTATCTAATATAGCGGGTAAGTACTTCTGCAATATATTAATACTATCAAGAGCGAACAAATGAGCCACTCGTGCCAGTTCTTGTTCCATCAATTTAGAAGCATCAATCGGTTGGCCTGATACCTTTTGTGTAATAACATGGCCTATAACAGCCGTATTATACTCACTAGCCTTTAAAGAGTTCATTGTACAGGTTAAAAACCCATATAATGAGATAGCCAGTATTGATATAAAAATTAAAAACTTCTTCATATATTTATTCTTTGTTGTTTATATGGTATAATATAACATTTAAATATGTCTATTACAAGCGTTATTTTGGTTGTTTGTGAAAAAATATGATATTAAAATCAATTACTTAATAGGATGTTGCAAATATACAACACCCTATTATTGATTATTTACGTAAAAAATCGTCATTCCAGTTAAAAGCTTCTTTAACTACGTTTTCAGTTAAGCCTTTATAAACTAGATTTAATTTTTTATCTTTGATATTAATTAAAACTTCAGCGTCATCTTTATGTAATGCTTCTAGCATTTGTATAAAAAGAGTTTCTTTTTTAATTTTAGGTATTGTGCTTCCACCTTTAATGAAAAGATAAAGTTTTCTTACTTCATCCAATAAAGAGGTATGATCTGTTCCTGCTGGAGCTTCATTTGCCATATATGGCGGAATTCCTTCAGGTACGTCAAAAACGATTTTAGGATCAAAAGCAGCTTTAAGTATCTGTCTTAAACCTTGACTATCGTGTTTTCTTAATACTTCAATTTTTAAAGGTTTGTCTTTTGCGTTATTTACTTGTGTAAATATTTCGTGTGCTAAAGGTCTAGCGTTAGTGGCCGTACGAGCCGTTGCTGCCATTCCTTTTTTACTCATTAAGCTAGAATGTCTAGCTTGTTCTGTTTCTGCCATAATTATTCACTCCAATATTCGAATATTAAAAATCACCAATGTTGCTCATTAACGATTTTAGTTTGTGTTCTATAAAATAAGGTAACAGTTTGGACCTGCTAGGTACTTTATAGTTCGTATAGTTATTTATAATAGTTTTCTCTAGCTCTTCTGGTATGCAAGAAAGGTCTATTAATCTCTTATTTCTCTCATAATATTTACTTGTTTCACTGCCAACAGGTATGTTACTAACGTTGGCAAATTCTTCAAGTCTTTTCTTATTAATAGGTCTTTGTTTCTCACCTGTTAAAAAGATATCATCTGGACTTAATATATTAGGAATACCGTCTGAACGGTCTCCTTTTATAATCTGTTCATGTAAAAAGTTCTTAGCATCTATGCCCACACCAACAAATACCTTTTGTATAGGACTATATTGTTTAACATTAGGTTTTGATTGTAGTTGTATAAAATCTTTATCTCCACTTATAATCATAATAGGTTCATTATTATGTTTTACTAAAGTAGCGATAATATCATCTGCTTCGGCCTTTTCTATATACATCATTACGTATGGAAAGTTTTCTGCAATTTCGTTTTTGATTTCAGTTATACAATTGAATATATTATCCCAATCTGTGGCTGAATCTACACGGCCCTTTCTGCGAGCATGTTTATAATTAGGGTAAATATCTCTACGCCAAGGGTCTCCTGCGTCAGCACATAATACCATAGTGCCATATTGTTCTTTAAATTTTAAATTAAATCCTCTTAACGAATTAATGACCATATATCTTACCATTTCTTTATTAGGTTTAATATCAGCGTTACCTCTGGTCTGTGCCATAAGGTTTGATATTAAAACTTGGTTAAGATCAATTAGAATCATTTTGTTCTTTTTGTTTTAAATATTCTTGTTGTTCTATTTCACGTTTTTTTTGCAAAACGGATCTTATCTTATCGGCTTTAATTTGTCTCTTATCTACTTCTAATGGATCGTCTATTTCTTTGATAGAAATTAATTTAGCACTCATAAAGTTTTTTACTCTATTTGAGGCATCTTGCTCCGTATCTGAATAAAACCAAGATTTTAATTCTTTGCCATTCTCCAGAACACACTCAAATTCCCATGCCTTATTCATTGTGTTCAAATACGACTGTTTCATCTCCCATTACTTCATTGTAACTGGTAGTTTTAAATATAAAGTGTTTTCCGTATTCTTTACCTTTTTTACCTTGTTCATTAGCATATTTTGCCACAGCTTCTACTACATTATAACCAGCATTTAAACCGCCACCCTCACCATATTCTTCATTTATTTCTTGTGAGTATGATTTTCTATCTGTTAATGAATTAATTTTCTTTTCAACTATAAACCCGTTTTTGAATTTTCTTTTTACTTCGTATGCCATAAATCTCCTTGTTATTTAATGATAGAGGCGAGCGTTATATATTTCTCGCCTCCATCTTTTAACTAATTACGCATTGTAAGCGTATGAAGTACCGTATAGTTTTTTGATACCAGCAGCGATGATCGCTTTTGATGGTGCACCAAGTCTATAGAAAGTACCTTGAGCAGTTTTGTTAATATAAATCATATTACCAGCTGCTCTTAATTTATCTACCATAGCTCTTGGCGATGTTAGATCAAATTTAGTTCTTAAAGTTTTCCATGATACTGATTTCCCAGTTTCTAGTAACTCTAATACTCTTTGTGTTTTTGAAGTCTTGCCACTTGCAAGAGCTCTTTTTAATGTTTTTAACATTATATTTTCTCCTTGTTTTCAATTGCTATTTTACAACCTGCGAAGGCGATTCTATTAAGAATTTCCATAAATTTATTTCTCCCAATCATCTGGTGTATCAAAGTCTGCATCAAAATCTGTCCATCCATCATTAGTTCGTTTAATTTCATCTTTAAAATCTTTACTAAACGGTTTATGAGGTTTGTGTTTTTCATCTATAACTGTACTATAATCTATTGATGCAATGGGACCAAATCTACTCATATTAACATGTACTATTTTATCTGCCAATTTTTGAGCTGGATGTTGAACATCAAAATCTCTGTAAATTAAACCTCTCATCATATCTACTAATAAAGCTAAGTCTTTTGTAAACTCTGGTTTTTCTGTTAATATAGCCATTTGTACAAATTTTCTTAACATCATTAAAGCAATCTCATCTACACTTCCCTCAACAAATTCTTTAGTGTTTTCTTGTCTGATTTTTTCCGTTGCTATTGGATCCTGTTTTGCCGTTCCTTTATTGATAATTCTATCGGTTGGAAATAGTATTACTTTATTTTGATCACTCATTAATTTTTTAATCTTGTAACTTTACCTTCAAAATCTACTAACCCTTTATCATGTAGGTATTCAACTAATTGATTATACCCGCCAATTAAATCGCCATTAATCTTAATTTGTGGCATTGATCTAACATTTTTACCTATATCTTCATATAATGCTTCCGTTGAAATAAAATCTTCAAACTTTTTTTCATTGTAATTAAGGCCAAGGTTTTTTAATAACAACTTAGCCTTATCACAATATACACAATTATTTTTAGAATATACTAAAATATTAGATATATCACTCATTAGTTAGCTTTATTTTCAACGTTCTTAACAGTTTCTTTGAACGCCGCATCAGCTTTTTCTTTTAACTTATAGGAGTTAGCAACTTCTTCAATATTATAGTGATACATTTTATTATATTCACCTAAAGGAAGTTTTAAACCAACCCATGCTCTATAGTAACCTTGATTTGTTGCTGTTACTTCTTGTGCAAATACTTCATAACCTCTAACAGGTGTATTTTGTATTACGTTCACTAAAGTTGATTCAACTTGTGATACTATAGTTTTAGTTTCTGATTTACCTAATTCAGTTATAAACTGTTTAGATTGTTTGTTCATTTCACCTTTGATAACATCAGCGATATCCGCTTTTGCTAACATTTTTGCTTTTTCAATAGCAAGGTTTAAATCAGGCGATACAGCGGTACCTGCACCAAATAAACATACTTTGTCTGTACCTTTGGACTCTATAGAGTTAAGATTACAAACTTCTTTTTGTTTGATTTGATTCATATACCAAGCAGGAACTATGTCTATAGTTTTTTCTTTTTCTGCTTTAATTTCATAGGTTTGATTTAACCCGGTATTAGCACAAGCACCTAGCAACATGCCAAGTATTGTGATTGTCATTATTTTTCTTATCATCATATTATTTCACACTCCTATTAACATCATATACTATTTCTTCGGCTTTGTCAAGTCCTTTTCTAATTGTCTTAAAAAAGTCTTTAAAAGATACGTTAAACACTAGCATATATAAAAGTGTAGCGATTATAATGTTCTTAAACATTATTGTACTCTCCATTCACCGTCCTTGTTTAGGCACGTCTTTCCGAACGATTTAAAGGCGTGATCTGGTCTACTATAATATCGGCAATATTCAGGTGCCGATACGTCTCTATAATAGAATTGTGCAAACATTTCCCAATAGCTAGGTGTAATTAACCCCTTTCTACCGTCAGCACACTCCAAAATTTCTTTTTTAACAACACTATCTCCTTCTTGTGTAATCTTTACTGATACATAACAGTTTTGATTAGCACTCTCTTTAGGTGTAATAGTTCTACTTAATTCATAAGTCTGTTTATTATTCAAATTATCTATATCTTTTACAACTTTATTGTATAAAGCATTATCGTGTTGTTTTTCTTCTTCGGTCATTTCAACTTTAGGCATAACAAAGGTTTCATTTGCTCTTACTTTTGAAATACCTACTTGTAAAACAAAATAGATTAATAATATTACTAAAAAATATCTTCTAAAATTAGGTATCACTCTTTTAAGTCTCCAAGAATATACTAATTGTTGTTTAGGTAATAATGATATAATAAAAGAAATAAAACCTTTTATCATATAAAATAATGTATCAAATAACTCTATTGCATAGGG